TCTATAAACCGTTTAAAATTATTAATTTTTATTTTATTTTCGGATACAATTTCATAACTTCCCTTTCTCAAAGGAGTATTTGGTTCTCCTTCATTAGTTACATCACATATTTCCGGCTCTCCTTGTCCCAAATTTATATCCACATATATTTTATTAGTATTTATATCTTTATATATGGGACGCCACCACTTATCAGATTTATTAAGAGGTTTTAATAGAATTTTTACTGGACTTGTTCGATCCCGAGGCGTTGGGCGAAATGTCTTAGTAATTGGATCGAATCCTATTTCATCCCAATTTTCTCCATATTCTCTTGATAATTCTTGTTCAATTGCCTCTTTTATTAAATTTTTAATTTCATGAATTTTCATATTATCCGATTTCCAATAATATATTTCTCACTATATCATCGGTTTTTTCCCACCGATTTGTTATAGGATTTTTAACAATTCCCTCGGACAAAGGAGTTTTTCCGACCGGATACATGAACGCCCCATATGTAGAGGGATTGGACACAAAATCAAACGCTATTAATTCAAAGTCATCATCTACAACCGAAACATCTTCGGAAATTTTCTTTAAAGTTCCCAAGCCTCGGCTAGAAATACCTAATTTAATACCATTTTTAAATAATTCCCTTAAAATATTTCCGTTGGGAGTTGTTAATACTTCTACAGTACCTACTAGATCATCTCCGACCCAATGCATTTCAATAACATTATGAGACACATTTTTAAGATTAACTACCGAAGATTCGGGATGGTCTAATTCTCCCATAGCTCTCCGTTGAGCAATAAATGTCTTGGAATATTTTTCAGCTTCTCGTATAAGAACTTCGTCCGGATAAACTCGTCCATTTTGATTAGTTTTTCCCTTTCTTTGTAATATACCTTGTACTCTAAAAGGTTGATTCGGATGTTCCGTCGATTCCCGCAATAACTCTTGATCGAGTTCAAACGAAATACATTCCATTAAAAGTTGTCTTCTTTCGTTAGTCATATGATTTATATTTCATTAAAAATAGTTTTTTTGATTCTAAGTTTTAATTCTTCTTTACTTTTATCTGGTATTGATTCTACCAAACTATATTTAATATTTTCTTTATTTTGTTTTGAAAGCAAATCTTCAATGACAGAAACCGTAATTCCTGGCTTAATTAATTCAAATGGTATTAAAATTTCAAATAAGATTACATCTGTTTTTTCATCTATTTTCTTTTTCCATCCTAATTCTTTAACAAAATCTCGCATTGAAGATTGAGACTTTTTAAGTATATTAGGAATCCACGGTTCAATATCAGAAATAATTAAATCTATAGAATACCCATCTCGAAGTGGGGGGTCGGGTTCTTCATTTATAGGAGTTTCCGCAGGAGTATTTCCGGCGGGGGCCAACTCCATCGACTGATCTTGGGTATCAGCTACCGGGTGAACTGGATGTTTAGTAGGCGTCTCAGGTTTATTTACTTTCTGGGGAGAAGGTTCTCCGGTCGCTGGTCCCAAAATTTGTATTTTAAAATCGGTTCTTAAAAAATATTCCTTGGGCTTTGGAGTTGTAGAATCATGAGCAACAACAACATAATTTCCATAATAATCATCTATGGAAATTCTAACAATATCAAATTCATAATCTTTTACATATTGTTTATATCCTCTTGAAGATCGGGCCCTCACTCGCTTTCCAGCCAAGCGAGAAGATATTATTTTTTCATATTGTAATCGAATTTGCTGAGTTGCCCCATCTACCATCCGTCGAAAATTGGCAAAATCTTTCCCAAGGTCATAATATTGACCGGCGGCACCATAAGATTCAATTAATTTCTTTAATTTTAACATTTTTTATTTATTTCATTATAAATAGTTTTAATTACTGATTCATACAACGGATCTGGCTTTCTTTCCATTTCTTTCCTTCCTATAGGAGTTAATGTATATCCAAGAGTATTAGATCCTTCAACTCCTTTAACACTCCCCCCTCTACGAGAAAATGCTCCAGGAATCATATATCCGGTCGTACCACTATCGGTGGTTGTCATTTCTCCTAACGGCTTTTTCTTAAAAGCATAAGGAGTTGTTACTGGTGATGCGGCTCCCGAAGTTGATATTTCAGATACATCTCGTCCATCTTCGGGTTTAATATAATATAAATCTTCTCCAATTTTGCTAATTTCTGCCGTTTCCATTCCTCGGGTCCTTTGCAAAATATATGATGGCATAGATGATTGATGTTGCATATCTTTAATCATCCATTCCCCAGACCCTTCTGCTTTTGGCCATTCTTTATTAACCAAATCCATGAGATGTTTTTTATCTAAAGAATCAAATTTATCTATATTTGCTAATTTTATTGTAGATCCCCACGCCCCACTATTTAATTTTTTCCTTCCAAATAAAGTTGTACCCACCTTGAAAACCATTAATATATCCATTCCCGATTGTTTCCGTTTTAAAATGTATTTATTTCCCCGATTATTACTAATTGGCACAATTTTAACTACATTCCATTCAAAATCAGATGGCCATTTTTTATTAGCCAAATCTTTTATGTAATCTGCATCCGAAATTTGATTTTCAGAGTTTTCTTCATTTATTTCAGAAGGTCCTAACTCTTTCCATTTTCCCCCCGATTTTGTATCTGAATAATATAGATATAATTTATTATCAAATTGTCCTATGCATATTTCTTCAGGAACAGGTCCTTGGTGTTTAAGTATATATACTGTGCCTCCAAATCTATAAGGGTCGACTCGTTGTATAGTCCAACCTCCACCCTTTGCAGGCCACATTTTATTTACAAAATCTATAATATATTGATTTGAAGACTTATTTTCATTTAATTTAATTTTTTTATTTTTAATTCCTGCAATAGTCAAACAGGCAATTTCAGATATTAAACGAATCAAATCTTTTACTCGTATTTGTCCCTCTTTTATATCCATTCCTCCCACATCAAACTTTTTTACAAACCATGCTAATTTTTGCTTCATTTCTTTAGTTGGACATTCATTATAAAAATCTAAAATTAGATCAGTAGTTATTAAATTTTCTTTTCCTCTTTCAATTAATGAAATTAATTTAAGTACTAATACATCTTCTTTACTCTTTTCTTTTTTACCTCGAGGATCTTCAGGATCTTTAAAAGAATCCATATGTTTTTTCGGAAGGTTTATATTTTGCGAATATATAGAATGATTTTTTTTATTAATATGATCAATGTATATATTTTTAAATCTATTGGCCTTTCCTTCGGGATACTTATCATTTCCCCGAAGCCATTTATCTAGTTGTTCAATTTGATTAATTTTAAAAAATCTAACTAATCCACGCCATTCCCAAACAATTAGAGAAGCTTTAGGTATATTGTAAACCTTTTCCCTACCCTTAACATATGCATATTCATCATATTTCCAATCAAATCCCTCGGCATGTAAAATCATTTCAATTGAGTCATTAAACCTTTCACATCCCGCACATTTAATTCCATGAGACCCCAAAATAATTCTTAAATTTGAAAAATAATCTAGTGGAAAAACTCCATAAATTTTTTCTATTGATTTTAAAAAATCATTATCAACTTCTATTTCACTTGATATATTTTTGGGTTCTCTTTTTTTAGAATTAAGGTTTTTTAAATATTCCTCAATAAATTCAGTTGCTTTATTTTCAGTTATCCATTCTTTTAAATCGGTTGTTAAAGTTATAGATTTTATTAAAGAATTATCCCATATCCAATAAACTTTTCGAGTCCTGGGATAATAATAGCATTTTGTATCATTTTTTATATAAGATTTATCAAGTTCATCCCACATATAACCAGCATCTTGCAGGAGATCGTGATATGTTTCCTCCATAGGTCCAGAAGAAGTAGTAATAAAATTTAGAAGAGTCGGATTAACCGGCTCTACTCCGTATTCATCGGAAAGTTCACGTAATATGTTATAATCAATTTTCATATTATTCTTTAATCTGGCGCTTTATCTCTTTAAGTAATTCATAAGATAACATTAAAACCATTACATGATTATCTTTAACAATTTTACCCGGATTAATTTTATCTAACTGATTAATAACTTCTTTAATTTTAATTTTTATTACATCCGAATCTTTAATTTTATCAATAGAATCGGTAAGGTTTTTCTTAATTTCCGTTATTTTTTTCTTAACAAATACATCAAAACTATTTGTATTGGCAACATTACAAATATATTCTCTTAAAACTTCCCTTTGGTTTTCATCTAATACACTCGAATATTTTGCATTAAATTTTTCACACAAAAGCTTATAAGTAAGAAGACGTATATCCTCAGTTTGAGATTTATAATGATTAATAAGTTCATCTTCAGGGTGGGCAACAGGTCGTTTATCAATAATATGCTCAATTATGCAGTTTTTAGCTTGATATACTTCTTTAATCTCAAATTTATAATCGGGAGATACTACGTCTTCAAAAACTTTATAAATAGACGCCAATATTCTATAATTTCGTATTGGCGCTTTCATTAATTGTTCAATAGGATATTTATCTTTAATTTCTTTAATTAAATTATATTTTAATAAAGTAAGTTTACGACTGCTAAGTTTTTTTCGTGTTTCTAAAATAATCGTAAAAAATCGTTCGGCATGAGGTTCGTCTTTAATTTTTTCAGTTAAAATAGTATTATATAACCTCCACTCTTTACCAAGTTCAGTGGACTCATTAAAATATTTTCGTAATAATTCCGAAGCTAAAGAATGTTCTCTTCCCGCAATTATATCGGCGGTTACTTGCTTCGTTAATAATTCAAATAATATTCCTGTATTTCTAAATTTAGAATGACGCTTCTTTTTTTGCATAATATTTGACGTTGCCCTTCAACTGTTTATAAATATATAAATAATACATTAAACGATAAATTTATACTAATATATCTATAAGTTATTCTATAATATTACTTTCATCTAACATTGATTTACTTCCAGTCGGGGAAGATTTCTTAGTTTCTACAAGTAATTCGGATTTGGTTTCTTTTTGCGTTTTAGATAAAAATTTAGACAAATTACCTATCATTTCCTTATCTACTATTGGTTTGGATCTCTCTTCTAAACGATGTAAGGGAGATTTCTCAAAATTATGAGAAATTGGACTAGACCGTTTTCTCTCACTAGATTTTTTCTCTTCGGGGTCTCTTTCATGCTCCCCCAAGGGGTCTTCTCCAAATGCATATTCTTCTGCTTTTTTTAATCCTGACTGGTCTCTATTTTCTTGAGGATCGGAATATTCTTTTAGTGGGGATTCTTTATCGGGACCTTCTTCTTCCCCCTCTCCCTCATCTCCTATATCTAAATCTTCTGGACCTTCGGCGTCGGCCAATTTTTCCAAATCGTCGGTATCAGATAGTCCGCCCAATCCACCCAGGCCCCCTCCTCCACCGCCACTACCCCCTCCTCCACCGCCACCACTACCCTCAATTTTACTAAATGGCTTGGCGGGGTCATCTCCATCATTTTCAATCGAATCAAATCGGAATCTTTGTTTTGCATCTTCAGCAATTTCTTCTCGTATTACTTTAATATCGTCTTCAGACATATTAAAAATATTTTTATAGGCCCAATTATAAGAGAAAAATTTATTTTCAATCATATCAGTAGCTACCGATACTTTGTCCGACCAAATTTCAATTTTTTCTTTTTCAAAAATAGTTGAAGGATTAGTTAATTCTAATTCAAAATCCACTAAAGATTCATCTCTATATCCCTGCGCATATAGATGTATAATAGCTATTTTTGTTAATTCCGACGTAATAATTCGTTGCAATCTTTGAATAGTGCGTGCAAATCTAACATCTTCGGACGCCAAAGTTGCTTTTCCTGATACCGTTTCATCATATCCTAAAAATGCCTTTGGAATTTTTAAAGATGCCATCAGCTTATTTCTTAGATATTCAATGTCTTCTGTACCAGTCCATTCCATTCCACCCAAAGTATCAATTTTTGTTCCACTATCTCCCCCACGAACCGGAATGTAATAATCTTCAACCATATTTTGCAGGTTAAATCGTAAATTATAATCCCCAGTATTCTCATCTATATAAGGAACCTTTTTCATTTTATTCATCAAATTTTGTACGTGAGTATCAATTTCATTAGGAGGCAAATTTCCCGTATCTGTATAAAATACACGCTTTTCCGGAGCACGCATAATACGATGAATAAGCATAGCATCTTCCATTAGAGAAAGTTGTTTCCACACTCTTCGAGATCCCTCTATTATACTTTTTCCATAAGGAAGAAAATTACTATCTGAAATTAGACGAAAGTGTGCAATTTGATAATTTTCTAATACCTCCGCCTGAGCCGTATCAGTAGGTCGAATTTGGAATTTTACATATCGCTTATTATATGGATCGGAATTTTCAATGCGTTCTACGTTATATGCTGAAATTGGTTCTACCATGTATATTCCATATTCGGGAGTTATATACAATTTTAAATAGAAATCCCCATATTTACACATATTTCTTACCCAACTCCATAAGTTAAATCGGGCATTGAGAATTTCATCAAATAAATTTTCTAATATTCGTTTAACATTATTATTATTTGAATGTACAGTAATCATATTACCCACTTCATTTGTCGTTAAACATTCATCCGCATAAATGTCTAAGGCAGAACATATAATGGGGTCAAGATCCATCGTATTTCCCACAATACAACTATCCGTTGCAAAATTGGCGTATTTTTCAACGGTTACATCATAAACATCAATTTCTCCAACACATTCAATTGAAATAATTTTATGATTAAGGGTTGTTTCTACATTTCTCTTAAAAAACTTCCAATTAATTCCTTCCTTTTTAAGTCTCCTAGTTAATGTAGAATGATTGCACCCGATATGTTTAATAAAATCATTAAGATTTATTTTTGAATATTCTTTGTAATATTCAAAAGCCTTTTCTTGAACATTATCTAATGTTATATCACTTCTATAATTTGGATTTTTTTCAGCTTCTCGATCTTGATCTTTTAATATTCTTTTTAATGTAACTGACCTTTTTTGGTTAGATTCTGTTGTGTGGGGTTTTCCATAAAAAGGATTTTTATTTCCCCGCCGTCCATTCCATCCATGAAATTTACGATTTATATAATTAGGATGTGTTTTTAATTTTTCACATTGAATATCATAGTTTTCCGGCCCCCATAATACATTTTTATTATAATCCGAGTGGAATTTTTTGTGTTCTTTCCAATCCATTATACATAAATTTTCCGGATTATTATTAGATCCATTAAAATCACTATGATGAACAACCTCTCCTCGTTTTAATTTTCCATTAAATTGTTCTGCAATAATTTTATGCTCAGTCTGCCATCCATTTGAAAAATTATATAATCTTCGATATCGTTTAAATCCATGTTTATTATATCCATATTCTCTTTGATAAAATGGCAATATCGAATCTCCTACCCTTAATTCAAATAAACGCTTTACACTTCCATCTCTCATATAAAATGGATGCTTTAAGCTTCCTATTATATGTTGTCCATTATCAAATGTTACTTTATAACCTAATCGTTTTCCTTTTTTCTTTCGAGGATGATATGCCCGTCCAAGTTTTATAGATTTTGTTTCTTGATCATATGAAAATACCCAAAATCTTTCTTGGGGCGAATTTTTATATTTTTCGGATAATTCTTTAATAGTTGGTTTAGATCCATCAGGTAAAGGAATAATAGTATCGGGTCCTATACAGTCATAATCTCTAAATAAATCCATTCTAGCTGCCTGATAGGACAGAGAGAAATCCCGAGTATAAGCATTATATGCAGTAGATCGAATACGATTAAACCGATCCCGCAATGAGTTGCGGTCGGTAGCATACATGATACTATCAGTATCTTTAATTTTTAATTGCTTACCACCAACATTACGAACAATAACATCTGTAGAAAAAAGACGTTTTAATCTTGCATATAGAGATTGGGTCTTTACATTCATGACATCATCTTCAAAAGACCGTGTTCGCATTTGATTCAAATTTGGCGATTGATATTGTTGTTGCATACTATCTATTTTTATTTATTTTAATTATAACTTCTTGTTATAAATATGATAAATTATCCCAGAAGCCACTGTAAATCTTCAACGTTTTGATTTCCTGTTCCTTGTTGGCCAGTTTTCATGGTCCATTGTTCTGACCCCACTTGCCTCAATCTAGTTTTATAAAAAGGAGTTTGGTCCATTTTATTCATATACATTTTATCTAATGTGGATCTGATTAGGTCCATTCCTTCTTGGCGAAGCCTTAAAGCAGTATCTCGAATCCACAATCCAATAGCTAAAGACATTACTAAATCATCATTATATCCTTCCATAGCTACTGCCTTATTATTCTTCCAAATAAATGTTTCTAATTCAGCACAAGTTCTTTTAGAACGTATTTCTACAGCCATATCTCTAAAATAATGAGCTAAATTATCTATAATTAAAGGACGAGTTTTTAAGTTAGTACTAAATCCCGGAACCATTTTCTTTTCTTCAGAATAAATTCGATTAGTTAATTGTCGTTGAACATCTACATATTTTAAATCAGCAGAACTATAAAAAGTATTTTTATATTCTCTATCTATAATTTGTTGTAAAGAAGCCCACCCATAACTTTCTCGTTCAACAACCAATAATGCATCATTATACATTGTTGCCAATTCTACCAAAAAATTACCAAATTCTTTAGTTCCTAAGCTTCCTTTGTATTCTGCTACTTGTGTAGGAGATCCCCCAGTAATATCTAATACATGGCACGCTGCAAAGTCCTCTCCGTCTCCCCGAGCCACGTCGGCGCTAACAATGTATGAACGGGTAAAGTCGGGATATTCCCAAATCCATAGTCCCCGGTCCGATCCTCTAACTTCTATTGGGTCCCTAACTTTATTTTTCTTATAAAATTCTATAATAGTTAAATCGACAACACTATCTCCTGATGCTAAAAAGTCACAATCGAATTCTTGAGCAGCCTTTTTTGCACTCCCTTGCTTTTCTCCTTCAACTCGCCGCCATTCTTCATCACGGTCCGGATGTAAATGCCACGGCAAATTAATAGGATGAAATGTATTTTTTCCCACTCCATTTTCAACCCCCTCCTCGGCTCCTACCCACATCTTATGGAACCAATTACCAATTCCTCGTGGAGTGGAAAGTATAATTATGTTACCTCCAGTCGATAGGGCAGGCTGCGCAGAAGTCCACAATTCTTCGGCATCATCAATTAACGCAGCTTCGTCAATAATAAGAAGAGACAACGCATGGCTAACTCCCGATTTTTTAGTAGTTGAAGATGCATTAATTTGAGAACCATTAACAAATTTTAATGATAACCTGTTATCTTCAATACATTTTACTTTTAACCATGTAGGTAAATTTTCATTGGCAAATCGGACTTTAGTAATAAGTTCTTTAGCAACTTCTTGTTTCAATGAAATAAGAAGTATTTTTTTATCATTGTGAAAAAGCATTAACCATAATGAATAAGCCGCAACTAATGTAGAAATCCCCATTTGCCGGGATTTTAAAATAATATTATTTTTATAATCATAAAATGCTTGTAAAGTTTCTTCTTGAAATTTATATAAATCAAATAATATAGTACCACGAATAGGATGTTGAATTTTTACATAATATTTCATAAAGTACACGGGGGAATCCATGCACTTTTTATATTCTTGCTTAATTAATTCTTGATAGGAAATTTTATTAGACATAATATTTTAATTTAAATCTTTTAACTTCATTCTTAAACTTTCGTTGATTTTCTATTCTAATTTGACTTAATAATTTAATTCGTTTTCGTATTAATTTTAAATCCTCTTTAGCATTTTGTAATATTTGTTCACGATTAGTATTTTTCCATCGTTCAATAAATCCTTCCGAATTGCATACCATCGTAACGTCACCATTGTCTTCTTTAAAAAATTTAATGGTTTCAAGAACCTTTGCTTTTAAATCTTTTAAATAACCCAATTCATTTGAAGATACTTTCATGGCTTCATAATAGGGATAAATTCCTAAAATTCTTAATTTAGTTTCATAATCAATAAGACAATCTGTACATAATTTAGTTTTTCTATATAAAATTTGATCGGTTTTTG